GAGTTCTATAGGATGGCGAAGAAACCCAACGTACCTATCCGACAGGAGCTTGTAGATTATTTACAGGAAATCTTCCCACCTCCTAAAGTATTACCGGGGGTTGACCGTGATACAATTATGTTTCAAGCTGGGCAACAAGCAGTCATCGAGGAAATCCAACGACACGTAGGAAAAACAGGAGACCTCGCTGAGATGTTTCCAGATCTTCTAAAGTAAACCAAAAGGCCAAACCTAATGCTTCATAAGAACACCACTAACGCATTCGACGGGGCAGACCCCGACATTCAATTTGAATCCACCATCGGTAACTACGGTATCGGATGGCAGTCCCTCGTAACTGCTATTGCATCCGCAGGAAACGGACAGACTCTCTCCGTCAGCATCTTCGGTGGACACATCGTAGAGGGAACCACGGAGTACACCCTCCTGCATTTCGAGGACATCACCACGGCTACCTTCACGAAGCCTGACGGAACTACTCAGGTTGGTTACGGCAGTCTCTTGGTGCAAGACCCTTGGGGTAAGTACGACAAGATCGCTGTACGTATCACAGGAACTGGAAGTTGGACCGTCAATAGTTCCCTGCGGACTCCCGGCACTTCTCTCTAAGGAGTAATCATGGGGTATCCAAATGTAGCTTACTACAATGTAAGAGCAAGACAATTAGGCTTACCTGAAGTCAGTCCTTCTACATATAATCAGACTATCTCTTATTCTGGAGGATTACGGCAAACTGAACAAGCCAAGAGAATTGCTCAACAACGTGGAGTAGCTACTAGCGTAGAACGAGATCCTACCTTTGGGTACTTTGTCCCGTCTGGGGGGTCTAGCTCTTTAGGTATGCCACCTGCACCTCCGCAGTTGCCTCAGTTTAACTTTGAGATGCCTTCGTTGGAGATCCCAGATATTACTTTAACACAACCTCAGACTGTAGGACGTATGGATGTCCTCGGGGTACGTTCCCGTAAGGGAGGCCAACGGGGAACCCTGCGTAATCAACGAACTATCTCTTCATCTCAGATGTCTTCTTTGGCCTCAGCCGCAAGACGTGCTGGGTTGAACCTCCCCGTCTAATCTTATGTCACTCCACACAGACTACGAAGGAAGCCTCAAGGAACGTGACTCCTATCGGTTACGTGCCGAAGCAGGAGCCGCAGTAACCATCCCCACGGCATTCCCTCCAGACGGTTGGGACGACACTGAGGATCTCCCTGTACCGTGGCAGTCCGTAGGGGCTGATGGTCTGGCATCCCTTGCGTCCAAACTAAAGCAAGTCCTCTTCCCTGCTAACGTACCTTTCTTCCGTTTGTCCCTTACGCAACAAGAGATTGAACGTGTGGTCAATGACCTTGAGGAAGCCGCTCAGGGTGACGGCAACGTCTTTCAGCAAGCCTTTGAGAACTTCCGTCAGGATGCAGACTCGGTGTTGGCCCTGTATGAAACCGAAGCGATGAAGCTGATGGAAAGCCGTGGGGATGGCCCGAAGCAGTACGATGTATTCCTTCAGTTGTTGGTAGCAGGGAACGTCCTCATCAAAGACACTCGGCTTTCCCGTGAGTTCTCTGTGCATCGCCTGGACTCCTACGTAGTTACTCGGGATGACACTGGACGAGCCCTCAAGGTAATCCTCAAGGAGACCCTCTCTCGGCAATCCATCGAGGAACTTCCTAACATGAAGAAGGAAGCCAAGGAAACCCTGAAGGAGTTCTTTGGTCGTCAGGAGAATAAGGAAACCAAGGAGCTCACCGTCTACACTGGAGCCAAGCTCAAGGACGGTAAGTACGAAGTCACTCAGGAAATCGTGGGGATGGACAAGAGTGAGCCTATGGAACTTTCCAAGGCAACCTTTGAGACCTACGACCTACCTCTTCGGGCTCTCCGCTTGTATGATTCTGGTGGGGAGAACTACTCACGGAGCTACGTAGAGCAGTACCTCGGAGACCTTCGTACCCTTGACGGCATCTACAAGGCTATCACGGAGGGTACAGCGGCAGCCACTCGGTTTATCTGGTTGGTCTCTCCGAACTCTCAGACAGACCCTGAGGATTTCAACAAGGCAATGAACGGGGATGCCATCACAGGTAATCCCGGAGACATCACCCCGCTGACCTCCGAAGGTAAGATCCGGGATCTCGCCTCAGCGTACCAACTGGCAGACCGCATCGAGGCTCGTATCGGTAAAGCCTTCCTGCTCCATTCGTCAGTACAGCGGGATGCTGAACGGGTAACCGCTACGGAAGTCGCACGGCTTATCCAAGAACTGGAGACCCAACTGGGCGGTATCTACAGTATCCTCTCTCAGGAGTTCCAACGGCCCTACGTCTGGTTCCTCCTGAAAGCCCTGAAGGCCCTGCCTACCTTGGATCTCTCCACGGTGGAATCCGCTATTATTACCGGACAGGATGCCTTGGGTCGTACCGACGAACTCCAACGGATTGACCAGTTTCTAGCCCGTATGGGTTCCCTCCCGGATGGTGCGATGTACCTGCGTACAGGGGAACTCCTTCAGCGTATTGGGAAAAGCCTTGCGATCCCTGAACTTCGTACCCTCCTGAAGACTACTGAGGAAGTACAGCAGGAAATGCAAGCCGCACAGCAAGCCCAGATGCAAGCCCAAATGGCTATGCAACAAGCCCAACAAGGTCCTGAACAAGCCGTTTAGAAGATTGACCATTAGTAAACCCTAGGTTTACATTCATTAACAAAGAGCAACCCCAAAGGAGAATCCTTATGTCTGATCCTATGATCCCGCCTCCCAGTAACAACGAGGCAACCCCTGTAGATTCGAGCGAACCCCGTGGTGGAGTCCCTACTGAACAAACCAGTGACCGTCCCGGATGGTTGCCTGAGAAGTTCGGTTCTCCAGAAGACATGGCGAAAGCCTACGGAGAACTAGAGAAGAAGCTGGGCTCTTCCCAACAGGCGCAATCCTCTGAGGAACCTGTAGATTCTACTACGGCTAACCTTGAGGATCTGGTAGAACAAGCCACCCGTACCTTTGTGCAGGACGGTGAGATCCCTAATGAAATCTTGGAGGCTTTCCAAGAGCGGGGAATCCCTCCGTCTTACGTCAGTGAGCTTGTGGAAGGCCGTAAGAACCGTGCTGACAGCTACACCAAGGAACTCTTCGACACTGTAGGAGGGGAAGACCAGTGGAAGGAGATCTCTCAGTGGGCCTCACAGAACCTCTCTGAGGAAGACCGTAATGCTTTCAATGCGGCAGTAAACTCAGGGGACACTGGGGCTGCTCGCTTGGCTCTCTACGGGGTACAAGCCCGATACAACTCTGCTGTACGTGACCCTCGGAATGACCTGAACCTTCAGGGTAACCAAGCGGGACAGAACGGACCTGCTGGGTATCGTACTCAGGAAGAGTACTTGTCGGATCTCCAGAATCCCAAGTATACTACGGATGAAGCCTACCGCCAGTCCGTACAGCTACGCCTCCGGGCTACCGCTCCGTCTGTCATTGAAAACCTCTGATAAGGAAACCCCATGCAAGATGCACTTGAAATCGCTAAGGCCCTCGATTGGTCTACTATTATCGTTTCTATTCTGGCGGTTGCTTCGGCTATTGTCGCAGTTACCCCTACTGAAAAGGATGATTCGGTAGTATCCCGTCTGCAAAACCTTGCGGACAAGTTCCTGAAGAAGTAAGGGAGTGAGCCCCAATGCTCGAAAAGGTACTCAGAGTTATCCTATCGGTATTGGGGTTCTTTCTGGATCGTAAGTTAGCCCATGAAGAACCTGAAGTTATTGACGCTGAAACTCCTACTGATATTCGCAAGCGTATTCGTAATAAGTTGCACAAGCAACAAAAGGAATCGTGAGGTAGTATTCATTGAGCCAGGCGGGGTAGTCCGTACAGGCCCTGACGTAAGGGGTCATGTGTACTACCTTAAAGAAGGCGAGTGGAAGATTTCAGATAAGCCTGTAAAGCTACCAGAAGGTTGGTACGCCACAGGGCTAGGACCAGAAGACTAATTTACATCGGGTATCCGGTGGCCCCCCTTGAGGTTTTGCTCCTTTCCTCTTGGGGGGTTTTTTGTATATTCTAAAGGTTGACAAAGTATTCTCATAAGTGAGAATCTACGGGAAGACAAGTACAAGTACACTTGTGGCCCCTTACGAGGGACAACCCGGTAGTCGAGATACTAGTCGCTTAAACCTCAAACCCTAATCCTATCACAAGGAAATCTAATGCCTGACATTACTGTATCTCGTCCCGGTCAGATTCAAGCCGCCGGGGCTGTCGATGCTCTGTTCCTCAAGCAGTTTTCTGGCGAGGTTCTGGCTACTTTTGCTCGCAAGGTTGCCACCGCTGGAAGCTACATGGAGAAACGGATCTCGGCTGGAAAAAGCTGGCAGTTCCCGGCACTGAGCCGTGCGACTTCCAAGCGTTTCACCGTTGGAGACAACATCCTGAACGACACCAATGGCTACCTCAGCACCATCAAAGGTGACGAGCGGGTCATTCTGGTGGACTCCCCGATCATCTCCGCTGTGGTCATCTCCGACATTGACGAGGCGATGAATCACTTCGAGACCCGTGCGGAATACGTCAACCAGTTGGCTGAAGCTCTGGCACTGGACCACGACACCCATGTGTTGTCTGTGGGAATTGCCGCTGCTCGTACCGACCTGACGTTTGCTCATGCGGACTACGTTGCTGATCGTGTAATCAACGGTGTAACCTCTGACGCAGAGTCTATCGTGGCTAACCTGTTGGAAGCCGCTAAGATCATGGACAAAAACGATGTTCCTTCCGAAGGTCGTATTTGCTTCCTGCGTCCCGACGAGTACTACGCCCTGATGTACAAGTACACTGGTGGAACCCTGACTCCGGGAATCCTCACCAATGCTGACTACAACAGTGGTGCTGGTACTGCCTTCCAGAACGCTCGTATTCCCTTCCCGATTGCTGGATTTGAAATCCGCATGACGAAGAACCTGCCGTCCACCGACAAGTCCGGTACTTCGGATGACGTGGCTGGTACGTCGAATAACGATGTGTTCTCCACCAACGGTCACGGTTACAACGGTGACTTCAGCGATACTGTTGGACTTTGCGTTCAGCGTTCTGCTGTTGGTTCCGTGAAGCTGTGGGATGTGATGACCAAAGCCGAGTACAAACTGGAAGCTCAGGGCTACCTGACGGTTTCTCGTTTGGCAGAAGGCCACGGTGTTCTCCGTCCGGAAGCTGCTGTGGAACTGTCCTCCGCTGCTTAATCGCTGGCGGTTGACTAAACGGGCCTCCCTCGGGAAACTGGGGGAGGCTCTTTTATTACCCAAAGTTTCTTATGACCTACCTTGAAGCAGTCAACAATGTTCTCCGTGGTGCAGGGATGCCCCCTGTGTCTTCCCTTGAGGCCTCCCCCTTACCTCCTGAGGCTCTCCGAGTAAAGGCATTCCTAGACGAACACCTTGAGGAAACCCTTACAAACGATTGGACGTTCAACACGCAGTTCGACGTAACCATTTCGCCTGACTCCAATGGGCATATTACTTTGGAAGACAATACGGTATATGCAGAGTTCGCTGAGAAAGACATAGCGAAGGACCAGTTGGTTTTGCGTGGGGATCGGTTGTTCTCTCGGGTTCGAGGAAGCTACCAGTGGGATCATGACATTACCCTGCGGAAGATCGTAGTATCCCTTGGGTGGGATGAGATCCCTCGGCAAGTCCAGCAGTTTATCGTGAAGCTCGCTGAGAATGACTTTGTGGCTACAGTCATGGGGGAACCTGATAAACAACGTCACACAGAAGGCTCTCTGGTTCGTGCGTGGCAGAGCCTACAGCGTTACCGTGTGAAGATCTCTCCGAAGCCCCTGATGCGTGTCCCTGAGGTTTTGAACCGTAGACCTTCCTACCGTCCTTACGATGCCTCACGGATGATCTAATGGCTTTATATAACTACAAAGTTCCCAATTTAATCAATGGGGTATCCTCTCAGCCTGTTCGCTATAGGTTGCCCAATCAGGCAAACATCTGTACGAACTTCTGGCCTTCAGTATCTACAGGACTTATCCGTAGACCAGGCTCAAGGTTTGTTAATACGTTGGCTGATGAAGCCCTAGAGAACTCTACGTTTGTCCACACGATAGACCGTACAGAACTTGAGAAGTACATGGTGGTTGTTCGCCCGGAGGGAGACCTCAAGGCATACAATTTGATTACTGGGGATGAATGTAACATTGTAAACTCCGTAGGTAACACTGAGTATGTTACAGTGGACGATCCAGTAGAAAACATTCGGGCTCTTACAGTAGCCGATGAGACCTTCCTACTGAACCGTAATGTTGCTACGGGAATGACCAGTGATGTTGTAGAAAACCCAAGAGATGATGCTATTGTTTGGATCAAGCAGGTAGCCACTGAGGGAGACTTTATTATTACCGCAGAAGATTCCGCAGGAACTTCTAAGACCTTTACGGTAAATAAAAATCTGAGTGGAATTGATATGAACGCTCAGGATATTATGGACAGGTTTACTACCTTAATTAACGCTGAGGGAACCTTTACGGCTACTAGAGAAAACCATGTAATTATTATTGATCCTTCAGATGAAACTCTTGATATAGAACGTGTAGTAGTAGAAGATCCTATTGCAGGAACAGGTCTTGAGGTAGTACATAGGGAAGTAGACCAAATATCTGATCTACCGGATAGAGCCCCTCAGGGGTTTGTCATCAAGGTTCGTGGGGATGAGAACAGGAATCAAGATGACTTCTATGTGAAGTTTGAAACAGCCGATGGGTTAGACTACTGGGAAATGGGGAGAGGTTCTTGGGTAGAGACAGCAGCCCCCAGCATCACCTATAAGATTGCCTCCGAGTTGATGCCTCATGTACTTGAGAATACAGGCTTCAACCAGTTCACCTATAAGAAAATTACTTGGGGAGAACGAGAGGTAGGTGAC